GACGAACGATTTATCTTTGGTGGTAAATTTGTTGTCTGGAATCGTTTGCCGTTTTGGTCTTTGACAATTTTATCTGTTGAGTATCTGTTGTATGACATAATTTTATCTAGGTGAAATTGATGATTGTGCTTCGGCAACATCCGCGTCTTCTAATTCTTCAACTTTTTCCGGAGGCATGCTATTATCTTCTTTTATTTTTTTATTTTTTCCGCCATCTCCTTCACTATATTTCAATGCAGCTGACGAATCTTTTAGCCAATTCTCATCGACATTTTCATGCTTTCCATATGTTGATAGGCTATACATGCGCCCATCCCATTGTGGACGATAATCCATAATCATGGTTAATTGAATGCTTGCATTTACCCCGTGAGGTACCTGCATCAGTTTTGGATCATTTTCTAGATTAATTTCCCATGGCGTATTCTCATCAACCGTATAAGTCAGTCCATTGATAAAGCATGGTGTTTGTTGAAATAAATTTCCAAGTGTTATTCGTATCATTGGATTGGTAAATCTATCTCCGCCATATTTTGGCGCAGTCCACGATGCCAGGTAATTTAATTTTCTCCAAATCGGTTTAAGTTCTTCACGTGATGTTGCCATTGCTTTAAAGTTAAAAGAAATTGAGCGTCCCCATGATTCGTACATATGAACTTTATCTGCACGTCCTAACATTTGATATGATTGCCATTGTGGTTGATATTGGTCTTGGAAATCGGTAATTGATGCGCGGAATACCAATATTTCCTCGGATACCCCGGCAGCTGCTATATTTTTTGGACCGGTAAAATAGAATTCAATAAAATCTTTAAAGATTTTATTATCAGTGTCTTTGTAAATATTTTTATTATCAGTTTTACCGTCCTTACCAATTTTAGCATTAATTAAATTTACCTTATCGCCTCTAAACTCAGCCGCTTTTTTAGTATAGTCGGAACGATTAGTATTAGCGTCTCCAACTTTACCTTGCTCACCATAACCGAATGTTGAGTTTAAATTAAATAATGTATAGTCGTACACTTTAGGTTTGTTAGGTACTGAGTCGCCGTCTTTCCTTTTTACGTTTGTATCTTGTATAAAATTTTGATCGATGGTTATATTTTTTCGACTTAATTGTGAGTATGCCAATGTTGCGTATTGTTTAATTGGACTTACTTTTGGTCTTGCTTTTGATGTACCAAATTGCCCCGGTCCATGTATGTTATCATTATCACCTTCATAACGAAATGGATACTTGTCAATAGATTTGTGTCGGGAAATTTCTGGTTTGGTAATTGGAGTTGATGCATCACCTGATTGATATGACCGTATTCCAAAGTTTTTACCTGTTTCAATATCTATATTGCTATAAAAACTTGTCAATAATAAATTACTGTCAGAGCCATTTAACTTTCTTTGGGTTTCTGCTTCCTCCTTTTCTATATTGTATGATCGCGGAGCATTTATTGATAATTGTGATGCGTACTGACTTTTTATTCCATACAAAACCATTAGTGGAGGAGTATTTTTATCAATTGGTTTTAAATACCGTCTTCCATCTTCGGTATTTGTGTATCGTCGGTGGATAGTTGCTCCAATGCCCATCATTGATTTTGGTCCACCAATACCAGATATCCGCGCAATTGGAATGTTATTTCCGCCAATTCCTAATTTTTGTGCAATTGTTGCAATCGTATTTACCACTCCTGGTAGATCATTTTTACCACCAAATAAATCTTCGGTAATTAATTTTAGTCTTCCAGAATCAATTTCAATTGAATTATTTGCTTTTGTTACTGTTTCATAATTTGCCGGTGCATTTGCAAATGGAATACCATGAGTTGAAATATGTATTCCAAGTGCATTACCGGCAACAGATAATAAACTTGTAACACCTGTATGGATTCTTGTTTGTTGAATACCTAAAATTGTAGACGGTAGTCCTGCTATTAATGAGGTTTTTTCAACTAATGGATTCATTAACCCTAATCCGGCCTGTTTCACTATCCACAATAAACCTTTTGGCGATGCCATCCACTTTGCAATACGTGCTGTATCTATTGCCATCCTTTCAACTGCTGTGAGCATTCCTCCACGAATCAATCCATCATCAAAACCAAATTTTCGCTCAAGCCCCCATCGTTGTGGCTCTGCATCAGCTCCTGATCGTTGTATTCCCCGGAGTATTAATGGGTGTTTGATGTAAGTGTAATTTACCGAGTCACTTTGTAAATTGTATTTATTATATGATACTTGCAATAGTGATGGTGAATTTTCTTGTTGATACTGCCACTCTATTGGTGAAACTTTATTGCGAGTAACATCCTTATACATTCTACCTTCGTGATATCCTGTACCTGTTAATTGCATTTTAACATGATGCCCAACCATTGCAAATGCAGCGGGCGTTGGAATATATGTTCCGTCTCCTAATTGTGAAGTAATTTTTGCATTACCAACACGCCACAACCTACCACCTTTAATTGATTCCGGATATGTGAATTTTGTCTTATCTACTCCCCGAACATTTGTATTTTCTTGTTTTATTATAAACTGAGGATTAAGAGGATATTTTTGTTGCTGTAATGTTATTGATTGAATATTAAATGATGTTTCGAATAATGGCATCTTTTTTCTAAATCCCCATGCATCAACATCATTGATAAAATTAACAATTTTTAAATTTCCATACTCATTTAACTTTGAAGAATTAACATCGAATTTAGTTTTATCGCCAAGGGCAAGGTTACTGGTAAATCCTGTTGCGTTTATATTACTAAAAAAGTCGACTTGTCCAGGAGATTGATATTGTGATAATCCATTACCTGATAGTTCGTGTCTGCCACCTAATGTAGTTAAATTAATTGTATCGACATTTAACGAGCTATTATCATTTTCATGTCTGCCACTTAATTGACTTGAATTTAAAACATTAGTACCAAGTTCATGCCTTCCACCTGGATTGGTAAGAACAATATTATCGTTGTTTAGAGAACTATTATCACTTTCATGTCTGCCACTTAATTGACTTGAATTAATTGCGTCAGTACCAAGTGTATGTCTGCCTGATGGATTGGTTAGGATAATTTTATCTAAATTAATTTTACTTTCATCTACAATATGCCGCCCGCTTATCTCAGAAGTATTTTTTGCATCTGTACCTTTAATATGTCTTCCACTTATCTCAGAAGTATTTTTTGCATCTGTACCTTTAATATGTCTACCATTTGGAGTGTTTTGTGATGTAATTTCAATTCCTGTATTATGTCGGCCCGTTGGACTGATCAATGTAATTTTATCAAGATTTAAAATACTTGTATCACCATTAAATCTTCCTGATGATTTACTATCTTTAGAAATTGTAATCAATGAACTTTTATTGTGAGTTCCTGCCGAGGATGTTATTTGTAACTTCGAACCGGAAAAATGTTCGGTAATGACAGATATTGATTTTTTAACATCATGACCTTTTAAATGATGGCCTGATGGCATTGATATATTTTGTAAATTTTGTGAAACTTTATTTTTAGATGGTGGTAAAGTACGTACAGATGGCACCACCATTTTTTCAAGTGGAGTAGTGGAAAACGACTTGTTCACTTCTTTTTTGGTAGGAACAGTGATAGAAGTGGTAGTGGTCTTTCTAAATTTGGATAAATCTGATTTAAGATCTGATAGTGCCATTATAGTAATAAGTATCAAATTCCTAAAAAATTCCAGACTAATTATACAAGTGAGCCCATACCAACTGCCCCCTGTCCGCTTTTACCTGCGGAAAATCTTGCGGTGTTACTTACTTTTTGTGTGGATTGGTCGGAGAATTGGAGCATGACCGGTTGATTAACTGCGTTGAGTAATTCTCGAAGTAGTGACTCAATATTACTATTATTTTGTGCTCCTTGTCCTACTGATTGTGGTATTGCTTTTGTTGCTATAATAAAATCATCTGGAGCGGTTTCGAATTGCTGTCCGGTAGGTGTGATTATTAAGTCGTTGCGTTTTTCCGGTGTGGCAGGAATCACCGTAGCAGAAGTGGAAGTGTCCAAGTCGAGAATGTACCGAAGCCATTCAGGTGGTTCAAAGCTAAATGTTTTTACTATCCGTGCTCCTATATCTTGTATTAAATCAAATATCAATGTAAATGGTAAAAATATAGTTTTTAAAATAACTTTACCAATGTCTAGAAGGCCGCCGACAATATCACCGTCCTTACTAAATATCTTTTTAAACCCGATAGATGCTTCCCCTATCATTTCAAAAATAGATTTAATCGGTCTAAACATAAAAGTAAATGTCAATCCGATACCAGAAAAAATCGCTTTCATTGCTGTTGCATTTCCTAATATATCGGTTAGTCCGTCAATAAAACCTGCAAGTGGCCCTGTTACCAATCCGTCCCAAAATTCACCAAATTTAGACATTAACAATGACATTTTTTCTGATGCTTGAAGTCGGTGTTGTTCTGCAATTAGTTCTTCTTTGCTTTTATTAAGTGCACTTGCGGCTGCTGTAATCTGCGCTTCGGTTGCGGTTAATAAATCGGTTCCTAGCGCATTTCGTAATTTACTTTGTTCATTTATTTTTGCGAGTTGATCAATTGACACTCCGTATGCTTTAGCCAACGCTTCTTGCTTAAATACATTCATTTTACTAATATCACCCATTGATGATAATTGGTGTATCATCTCATCGTTTGCTTTTTCTGTTTCGTTTGCAAATCTTAACGAACGAATTTTATCTAAATTCATTCCGGTAATTCCCATTGCTTGGGCTTCGTATTGAGCGGTCAATGATTCTTCTAAATTCAACATGCCCCTGGTTGCCGTATTCATATCATCAAGAGTAGAGCCGAAAGCACGCGCCTTCGCTGCCGCCAAAACTAACTGCTCTACATTGCCTTTGAAACTCATCCTTGTCGAAGCAGATGCAGTGGCGATATCTTTCATTACATCTTTAAAGGCTACTCCGGATTTGGTAACAGAATTAAATGCTGTAACGGTTTGTAATATTGTACCTTCAACATCACGAACTTCTATACCCTGCTGTTTTGCAAGTGAAGTAAGTGTTGATGCTTCTTTCGCTTCTAGGCCATAAAATTTCATCAATTCTGCGTGTTGGGCTATCATGTCATTAGAAACACTATACAAGGTCTGGAACTCGTTATGTAATGCTTCTGCGGATGTAAGTGCTTCTTTAGAAGTAACATTAAAATTTTCAAGTGAAATGTCATGAACTCGATGTTGCAACTTTGAAGCTGCTTCGTATGAAATTCCTAAATTTCGAGTAAGGTCAACTGCTTCTGCTTGATAATCAAATGCACGTTTCAAAACGTAAGCTGCGGCTGCAATGGTGAGAATAATTGCAGCTATAGGTCCAAAGGCCAACGAAGTTCCTACACCCGCAGTCACTCCGGCTTTCCCTGCTGCAGTAAAATTTGATATAAGTGAGTTACCAATTTTATTACCGATTTGTTCTTCTATTTCACTTGCCATTTTACCAAGTGCGCCACCAACAAGTGGAATCTCTTGTGCAAACCGTGTAATAGGTCCTAGGATTGAAGACGCAATGTTTGTACCTAATTCCTTTGCAACATCCTTTTGCTTATTAAGACGTTCATTACCTTTTTCAACTGCATTGTCTATGTCTTGATACATTAAAAATAAATTTTGTGCGGTATCGAGTTTACTAAGCAACAATTTTTTTGCTTCTTCCTTTTGAGTATTAGTTCGTCCGGCCATTTGTATTTCACTGGACATGATTTTTTTTATGCGTTCTTGTATTATAGCAATTCCTTCAGATGCGTCCATTGTTTTAGACAAGGATTTCACCAATTGGTCATTTGAACCTAACAAATCTTTAAATGTGTTTTCAACAGTTTTGCCATGGACCTTCATCTTGGCCATAGTTGCTTCTATATCTTTTGCAAAATCATGAACTGATTTTATATCATCTGACTCGTTTTTTGCCATAGTTATTTACCTTGCATTTTTTCAAGTTCCGCAAGTTTTTCATATATAAACGTAGGAACATCGATTCCAGGGGCGGAGTCTTTAAATCGTTTAATTGAGGCTTTTAAGTTTTCTATAGAAGAGTCAAACTCTTTATTTGCTTTTTGGACTCCAGGATCGTTTGCCAATAAATTTTTTAATTTATTACCATATGCCTTACCAATAAGCCAATCCAAAAGTCCTTCGTGAATTTTACCTTTCTTATCGGTGCAAATTTCATTAATCGTTTTTCGTGTGCGTGGGTTCATAGTAATCCTTATTATACTATAAATATAAGAAAACTTTATTTTATTTACGGAAAGACGGCGCTTTAGAGCGCGATGTTGCTGGTGCGGAAGCGGAATTATTCACTTTTTTATTAAAGTCAATAATCTTCTTAAGATAGAATCGGCGTATCCATATGGGCATATTATAAACCGCGTCATATGTAAATCCACCTTGCCCATGGAACACCAAATCAAATATCTCAGTGTGTAGAATGGGTCCGTAATCAGCTGTAATTCCGAAGAAGTTAGGTCCATATGGAAGAATAATTTGATAAATTTTAGTACATTCCTCACATTCCAAATTCATTTTATTTACTGGCCCAGGTTCTATTTGAGTGATATATTTTTTTAATGCCAACGAATCAATTGCTAACATTTCAAATTCGACAAAATTATTAATATATTCTCGATCTGAAGTACTATCAATTGATATGATATTATTTTTTAATTGAGTTGTAACCTTTTTTGAAATATGAAAATTTAGTTCGTGTTCGTCTAGGTATTCTGTGCCAATCGTTGTCAATGAAAATTCAATTTTTCTTTTACTGGTAGGTAGGATATACTCAAATTTATTTTTATTTGGGGTAAATATTGATGTGTCTATTACTTTATTTTTAATTTTTGTAAGATCAATATTGATGTTGTTTGAGTGACCACAGTTACATGAACATGATAATTTATACATTGAACCATAACTAAATACCATAATTGCAATAATTATTGCATTTCTGTCTCCGATTAGAATATCACTGCAATTAAATGGCGAAACTATTAATGATTCGAACAGTTTTTTTATAATGATATTATTATCATGATAATCTTTTGACATTAAAATTTCTTCTGTTTCCGCAGTTGGAAGTCGTAATTCTATCGTACCTGATGATAATGCATGATTTAATGGATATAATAAACCTTTACTTGGTAGCTCTATTATTTTATTAGGGAATATCACTACCTGCAATAATTACTTTTAATGTGGATAACAATTGGATGATTTTCTATTAAAATAACAACTAATTTCCAGGCCAAAAAAAGTTCACATCGAGGATAATAGGCATGCCTTCTTTTGAATGTGAACATTCAGTGCATTCAAAATTAAATGACAAATCAACATCTGGATGAATATCCGAAAGATATTTTCTTAAAGCACGTGCATCAAAAGCAAAAAATTCATTTTCAACAAAATTCCTAATATATTGTATATCGGCATTTCCATCCACAGCTGTAATAATATGCTTCATTCGGGTGGTTAGTTCTGAGCTAACCTCAGAAGATTTTACTTTCTTCATGCCTTTAAGTTCTATTTCAATTTGTTTGGATAACCCAACTGTCAATAACTTAAATCGAATTACTCTTTTAGTTTGTGGTAATACAAACTCAAACTCCTGTGAATGATTTTGTTTTGATAAAAGTGTATCATCAATAACTTTATCTTTAACCAATGTTAAATCAATTGATACTTTATTAGGAGTACTGCAACCTGGACATTTAATTTCAATATCATATTTCTTTCCATATCCTAGCACCCTGGCTGCAATCATAATTGCGTTTTTATCGCCGATAAGAATATCATCATAATTTACCGGAGTAACTATCATCGATTGAAAAAGTTTGTCAAGCACAACACCCTGTTTGATAAGATTTTGACTGGTCAGAATATCCTCTTCTTTTGCACACATATACTTCATTTCAATCTTTCCAGATGCCAACGGATGACCTTCAGGATATAGTAATCCTTTAGATGGCAAATCAATAATTTCAGTTGGAAATCCACTCTTTGCAACCTCCTTCTGATTGAATTGTTGTATTAATTGTTTTTTAAGGTCCTGTTCATTGATAGGTCCTTTTGGTGTTGGGTCGTCTGTGACTTGCATAACTTGTTTTAGTTGGTTTATTTTTTAATTTTAAATTCAGAAATTAGTTTTCTAATTACATACTCCATGTCATCATATGACACATAATTACCTGTACGGTATTCTTGAACTACACTGCCCTAAAGGACAGTGATTCCTGAGCTGAATCCATACTTGAATTCATATTTCTACAGGCGTGAATTTCGGTGGTTCCCACCGTATAATTATTTTCATTAAGAATTCGAATTCCTTCGTTCTTTAGATTTAGTAAATGTTTTAATTCTGATTTTTTCATGGTGTTTTTTATTTTAATTGTTTGATTCTATAATTTTTAAAATACTCGATTGCAGGTGTTCTACTTGGATATAATTGGTTTAATTTATCGGCAAGTTTTAATATTTCTACTTTGCGTTTCATCTTTGAAAATCCTTTTTCGAATATATCGGCGTTTAATGCCCAAAATTTAATTTCGGTGTCGGTAAGTTCTAGAAGAGTAATAAGTTTCATTTTATTTATAAATAATAATAGAATTAACATGCAAAAGAAATTTTAATAATTTCGGTTCATTTCGAATAATTTTTCTTACCCGAATTACCTGAATTTGAAATTCCTTAATCGCACCATGTACATCTTTAATATCTTCACTTAATACCATGTTCTTTTGCGTATAAATGAAGCATATTTTTTAGTTGTTTTAATTCACTAATAACTTTGTCAGCAGTTTGATTAATGGGATGAGTTTCATTGATAGCCTCATTAATATACTCTTTAATAAGTTTTTTTAACTTAATTAGTTTCATGATACACATAATTATATCAAAATAAAATTAAACAGATGTAATTTGGCAAGAATTACCGGAGCACGCCAACTCTGCTACTTGTGAAGTTGAGTCATCCATTTCTTTTATCTTTGTTAAATCAACATCTTTAAGTGTTTTCATCATTTTATTATACATATATTCAGAACAATCCTCGAAAGGCGCCTGAACGTAATTTCCGGTGTCATATGGGATAACTGCTATTCCTGTATATGACGTACGATTGTCCCATAACCAATCCCCAACTTTGTCCCATTCATGGTCTTTAATAGAAATGGTTACCGATACATTATTGGTATTTGCTCCTTTTATATGGCAGGGGCTAATCCATTTTTCATGATACTCCTTTACTCGATTTAATAATTTAATGGGCGACTCAGTTCTTAAAATTGCGTTTGACGGTGATTTTTGTGGGACTGATATACATGCTTGCTCAGTTGGTTTAAAAAATTCATCTTCAAGTAATTCTGGATGATTTTGTTTTAAATATTTATATAGTATTTCATTTTTTCCTACACGCATACGTCTGATATAAAAATCATTATGCCATGCATGAATACCTGATGATGTTCCACATACACACGAAGCAGTTCCCTCCGGTTTTAAAACGGTTAGTCTTGCTGCGGGATTTATACCGATTAATTTTGCAATTCGTTTGTTTTCTGATATAATTGTTTCTGTTGCAATTGAAAAATTATATTTTTCTAATTTCATTGATGCGATCCCTGTAATAGAAACACCCAGTAATGCATCCCTGTCTGTTATTTTTTTCCACTCGTCTCGGAGATAATGAAAATTGGTGTACGACGCTTGTAATGTACCGATAAACGTAGCAATTCTACAAGCCTCAAAAAAATCAGACTCCGAGGAAATTGCATCAGCATTAATGCTGGTTAAATTACAAAATTGTCCACCTCTATTATTACTATATAAACTCACCTCGAAGCAAGGATTTGCCCCATATTCTGAATCATTGGTAAACATGATACCAGGCTCACCAGAACCTGATAATTTTATTCGTTCCCAAAATTTAATGAATTCTGGTTTTTTAATTTTATTCCTTAAAATTACAGCAGTATTGTTCGATCGACCTCTTTGTGGGTGTAGCTCCCACCAATTACCAACTTTACAACCAAGCATATCATAATCATCAAAGTCAAAAAGTGCCAGGCAGGCGGCGCGTCTGATCCCACCACTTAAAACGCAATCTGCAATATGACAAATAATATCATGGACTTCTATTGACTTTAATTTTTCTCCGTTTTGTTTTGATTCGAAAATTCCTTGGATTTGTGCAAGGCAAATTCTAAGTGGGTCAGGACCTGGTGCTTTGCCACCCGATGTGATAAGTTGTTCGCCTTTTGCACGTATATCATTGAAGTCAAAAACAGGAAGTGGTTTACGCTTCATATATGAATCTACAAGTGCTTTTACAGCATCGGCCCATCCTTCAATTGAATCACCAATTAAAAATCTTTTCTTGCGCGTAGGTTTTGTAATTTCCGGTAATTGTTCAATGTGACGTGATTGTACTGAATATCCTACTCCTGTTCCTGAAAGAAGGAGGAACATTATTTCTGCAAATACATAAGGATTCGAAACTTGTATAAATGAACAATTGAAAAGTCTTATTGGATTAATTTCAATTGGCTTACCTGCAAATTGCATTGAACGCATTGAAGGTAATACTTTTTTATCGTGTACAAATTTATATGCAGTTTCTATTTCGTCTTTTAATTGTGGAAACTTTTTTAAATGCATTGCTTTATTTCGATCGACAATTTCTTCCCATGTTTCTCTTCGATTTAAGTGTGGTAAATATTTTGCATATTTAGAAAAAATCGTAATATCGCTGAGTATCTTACTTGATAATTCCATTGAATTCCTTTATTATTTTACAATTGATTGGAAGCATAAATGTTTGTGTTACTATAAATATAATCCTCATTGATATTAATTAGTCGTATAACAAAAAATATTATTTTTGGTTATTATCCAAAATTATTACCGGAAATTTCACGATATTTTTGAGAAATTTTCTGACGTAATAATTCCGTGCCGTTATTCATATCCTTTTTCGTCGATATTCCTTGTACACTTGATTCCTCATATATGTTAATTTGACCGTTTGACATATTTAATTTACTTGGAAATGTAAGTCCATCAGGTCCGAATCTGTTTTTAATTACATGCCATCGTCCAGTACCTGCAAGTTTGTCTGTAACCTTTCGTTGGAGTGATAATACAAAATCCGCTATCATAATTTTTGCATATGACTCGGAAATTCTACCCGCTTCAATAACATCATCATCAAGCGCCCCCCTTCCAGCTTGCGAAGCGGTAAAGCATGGAATTTGATATTCACCTGCCATCCCACGTAAATCTTCATATATGTTTTCTAAATCATGCCGCACCTCTTTTTTTGCTGTGACATTACGAAGTAAGTCTGCATAGTCAACAATTACTATATCAGGTTTTTTATTTTGTAAAATTAATTTATCGATGTGAGATTTTATTGTAAGTACCGAGGCAGTTTTTGTTGGATAGTATTTAATAGTTAAATCACCTGATAGTTTTGATATTTTTTCTTTTATGTCGTCAATATTATACTTTAAATTTTGATTTGATATTCCCGTTATTACTGCGTCATAACGAAGTCCTACATACGCATCATTTAATTCCAATGTATAATGTGCAACGCGCAAACCATTTTTTACTGCGTGTGCTCCTATATTAATAAGTGACCACGATTTTCCTGTACCTGCAGTTGATACGAATACAATTAATTCACCTTTACCAAATCCTCCTTCAACTAAATCATTTATAACCGGCCATGGTGTTGCTCGGACCTCCCTTACCGAACTTAAATATCGCGCGTCAATCATTTCTTTGTATTCATGCCCAACATTCTTATCCGCACCGGCTTTCATTGCATTATCAATGATAAGTTTTATTTTATCATATGCCCCTTGCTCTAATAAATCAACAGATTCTATTACTGCCTTTTTGATACATTGATTTTTACAAAATTCAACAGTTTCATCTTTTACATATTCCAGATCAGGTGAACCTACATGCTTATTTGCATCGCGAAGTGCATCGACAATGGTTTGTTTTAAAACACCGTCGATTTTTTCTTGGTCAAGTTTAATTTTAAATGTTTCTAAATTTGGTGGTACTTTATATTCGGTGAAGTGTTTGAATATGGTTTCTACTATCCATTGTTTGGCTTCTGAATCAAAGTATGTGGGGCTCAAAACGTCAGAGACCCTTTGTGTAAAATCGTTATCTGTCATTAACGAAATTAACACTTTCATTTGAAAGGCATATCCGAATTTATTAAGTAATGTTTCCATCCTTTAATATAGTAAAAAAATTATAAAATAACAACTCACTTTTTAATTCGTGCAAACGAATCTAGAGTGCCAAAGGAGGAAGGTAACCAAGTATCAAAATTAACTAAGTGTGTCATCATTTTATCTTGATGTAACATATCACGAAATTCCAATTTATTTAATTCTGGAATATTATCATTAACTTGATGTTGAATAGAAGACAAAATTGTTCCTGAGATATCATACTCACGTAAATTCATTAATTTCCAATTTCGGTTTAAAATGTCTTCTCCGTCAATTATCTTTTGATAAATAGCATACTTACTACCTCCACTTATTTTGTCTTTACAGTATGTTATTATATCTTCAATTTGTATTTGTTTATCTTCAAATAAGATCGGTACTTTCTTTTGTAAAGTTTTTTGCCCTACCCCCCGTATTCCAGAAATATTGTCGGAATTATCTCCGTCAAACATGCGTGAAAGCAAATAGTTATGTGCATATATTTTATATGTCAATAACATTGCTTCTTTATCAAACAATTTCTTTTTAATTGGCGACCATACTCGAATTCGTGAATCGTCTACAAGTTGTAAAAAATCCTTATCACTTGAGCAAATTATAATTTGGGCTTTAGGATATAATTCAGTTGCAATGTAGGAAATTACATCATCGGCCTCAACATTATTTACCGACAAAGTAGTCATCGGTAGAACTTTAAGATACATTGCCAACCGTTGAAATTGTAATCTCATTGACTCTAATTCCACATCGTCGGAATGTTTCATGTGCTCTGCACGATTAACATTTACTTTAAATTGTCTGTGGGCTTTATACTCTGGATAGAGTTTTTTTCTTCTTGATGAGCCGCCAGTTCCATCAAATACTAAAATGCACCGCGACGGTTTGAATTGTCGTATAAGTGCCCCAACAGATTTTAGAAATCCAATTACTCCACCGACATGGTTGCCATCGTCATTTAAAGACGGTGTTGCAGACCACGCCCGTATGAAAAAATTGAGGCCGTCGACAATAAGTATCTTGTCATTAAGAGTCATTCCAGCCGACTGTTCATGGTCTTTTTGAATTTCTTTAAAAAGATCGAGGAAATGTTTATCCATCATTCTCGTCGGTTACAACTCCGCCGTCGAGTTGATTTGCAGTTTCAATTTCGTCGGATTCATCATTCATTCCAACAATTTTAATGCTGTCGGTGCCATGGACCGCTTGGTCGTATTTCATGATATAATTCTCACAAATTTTATCATACAATTCCTGCTTTAGTGTCGGATTCTCTGTGATTAGTTTTACAAAATCTTTCTGCATAAATCTCACTTCATCACCTACTGCCGGTTGGTATGTATAATAAGCACCGCCTTGACTTACAATTTTGTATGCTTTTAATACACCAAGCCATCCACCATAGTTGTCAATACCACTGTCAAAGTATATGTCAAAATTAATTACTTTATGTGGCGGACCCATCCTGTTTTTTGTAACAACCACTTTAGTTTTCATTCCAACGACAGTATCAACTCCATTTACGTCGGCTTTGATTTTACCAACTGCTGATAAACGTAATCTTACTGATGAATGAAATCCCAACGCCTTTCCTCCGCTGGTGGTATATTTTTCTGCAAATGCCATTGCATTTAAAATTGTACGTAATTGATTAGTACATACAAATAAAATCTTTTCATAAGAAATTAATTCGGTTATTTTTCTCATTGCTTTCGAAAGAATAATTGCTTTGCCTGTTGCATATCCGTCTTTGGTATAATCCGCTGAATCTTCCTGCTCGGTTTTTGCTCCCATTATAGAATCAATAACAATGGTAACAGGTTTATCTTTGTGATCAGCTCGAATTTTTGTAATTACTATGTCGACAGTATTAAAAATATCTTCCAATTTACTCATTGGTATATAAAGCAATTTACTAAAATCAACACCAATTGCAGTCATGAAACTTTCGTCCATGGCATGTTCAGTATCAATGTAAATTCCAATACCGCCCCTCCGTTGCGTCTCCGCAATTATATGGGCACACATGAGGCTTTTTCCAGAACCTTCTAACCCAGTAATTTCTACAATTCTTCCCACTGGCATTCCGCCGTTAGGTCTATTTGAAATTGCCAAATCAAGAATATCCGAACCTGTAGAAATCCAATCTTTAATGTTTGTTGGATTATCTTTTTCTGTGTCAATAAAGTACGCTATCTTATGGCCTACATCCTTGAATTTTTTATTCAGAGATTCGGCGAGAGAAGAGGCCAAGTCATCCCTGACCTCTTCGGTTGTTTTCTTCTTCGCCATAATGAATTAAGAGTTAAATAAGTTGTCAAATGCATCTTCTACATCATCAACTTTTGTGGTTGCAGTTTTGTTTGAAACAGTTTCTGCTTCGGATTTTACCGGAGTTGCTCCGTTGGTATTTGGTGTTTTATCACCATCAAGCCATTGTTGCAATGTATTCTTCAAATCATCATAAGATGGTTCCGGAAAGAAAGTTGTAATTTCTTGCTGCTCACCAATTTTCATGATAATATTTTTATCAGTTGAAACCGGTACTTGATTTGGTTTAACACGAATCGAAGTTTTTGGAAATTCCTTATCCGATGTTGCTTTGGTAAATTCAATGGTAAAATCTCTTCCTGACTTTGGGTCTGCGATATCACCGTAATCTGGGTCTTGGATAATTCCCAAAAGTTCTTCATAAACTTGTTTACCAAATCCCCAGAATTTAACTCCGTCGGATTCTTTTCCGCGGACAAGTATTGGCGCATATACACGCATTTTTGGTGTAAGTTGTCGCGACAATTGGTAATCTTCTTTCGAGCCCGATGATTTTAATTTTTCGGCAAAATCCACAAGTGGGTCGGGTCTACCAAACGATGTCGGTGACAAATAAGTTTTGCCCATTAAACCATAATGGAAATAGAGTTCGATAAATGGATAATCCGTATTGAATTTATACGGTACGATGCGTACTACCTGCACACCTTCCGACGGCTTCCATAATCCATCTTGTTGTTTTGCTTTGCTCTGTAAGCTGAGCAGCTTCTTCTTTACTTCGGCTAGATTCATAATCTTCCTTTTGTTTAATTGTTAATATTTATTGATTGTTAATTACTTGTAATATACATTTATTTTTTAATTTTACATAGTCATTTTTGTATTTTTATTGTGTATCCTTTTTAATAAGTATTCAAAAGTTGCTTATAAGTACAGTTAAATAGTCAAAAACTATCAACCTTTGTTTTACTGCTTCGGCGAGGACCTGACGGGTTACTCTTCACAGTCGTTAATTTGGGACTACTCATCCCTATTTGTAATATTCTTTGGCCTTCGTTCTTTATATTAGTAGCCGCATTGAAATCGCGATCGTGAATAACACCACAAGATGGGCAACCCCATTCTCTATTAGACAATGTCAATTCATCGTTTTTATATCCACAATCAGAGCATAATTTAGTTGAAGGAAAAAATTTATCTATTAAAATGATATCGCGATTATACCACGAAGCTTTATATTGTAAAATTGATTTGAATTTACATAAACTTAATTCTTGAATACTTCGTGCTAAATTGTGATTTTTCATCATGTTTTTTACACTTAAATCTTCCATAACTATCACTTGATTTTCGGTAAGTAATTGGTTAGATATAGAATGTAAATAGTACTCTTTAATGTTTGTTAATTTTTCATGAAACTTTGCCAATTTAATTCTGGCTTTCTCTTTGTTTTTTGAATTTGGTTGTTTGCGTGATAAATTTCGATGTAATTTTGCTAATTTATTTTGATTATTACGAATTACTTTGATGTTTTTAAATTTGGTATTATCTGAAGTAATAACAAAATCTTTAATTCCTAAATCAATACCGATTATTTTATTTGTTGACGGTAGAATTTTGGTATCTAATTTATCAATTAGAATACTTAAAATGTATTGCCCAGCCCGAGTTTTTGTTAAAGTTGCAGAATGAATTAAAGATTGATGTTTGTTGAGGTATTTTTCATCCCGTCTACTACATTTAAAATGAATGTCTTTAAGTTGTTTTATGATAGTTATTCGATTTCCTTTAACATTACCAATAGCATCAATAGGAAACCTACAGGATTGTTTATTATTTTTTTTATTTTTAAAGTTGGGAAACCCAGTGCCATTTTTAAAAAATGATTTATATGCAACTTTTAAATTTAATAGGGATTGTTGTAATACTTTGGAGTGTGCTTCTTTAATCCATGGAAATTCTGTTTTCAGAGATACTAATTTCGAACCAAGCTGTTTAAATGAAGTAGATTGTTTGTTATCATTATATCGTTGAATTTTATAAGCTAAGAGATTATTATAAATAAAACGCGATGTACCCAATAACTTATTGCAATAAGTTTGTTGATCTAATGTAGGATATAGTTTTATTTTAATTGCTTTTAGCATAATAAAGTATAGTGTTTTTATACATATAAGTATATGCGAATTTATCAAACACTATCAAAAAGTGAAAAATATCTACTATTTTATAGAAATTTTATTGATTTTGATTAAAAATTATATAAACAAATAATAAAAAAGTTACATATTCCTATTCGTTTTAAAACTTTTTTATGAAAAATAGTTTTGTATTGATTTTTCGCAATCCATTGTCATTTGTTACAAGTAGGCAATCTCTGAATTTCTCCCATTTGACTATGTATGAATTTGATACTCGCCCGGTGTTCAGCTTTGATATTTCATTAAGAGCATTTATAGAATATAATGTGTTTGATTCCTTTTTTCGATGAACCAATATGGTGTTTGGTAAATATTTTGTATTTGGTGACGTATCTATATTATATGTACAAAGTACTTCGTATGGAGTTTGAGTGGTTAAGACAAAGATACACTTATTCGTTAGAATAAAATTATCATTTATACGAAGTAATAGTTCATTTAGAACTTGTTTTGTTGCAAATGTACATAGTAATTGTGAGTCCAATCATTCTCCTTATAGTTCTTTTTGTATTTTAAGCATTTCTTCACGAGGTGTAATAGATAATTGTCCGGCAAAATTAGATGGTCTTCCATTTTTATATAGTGCATGAGACACCATTTTACAAAGTGAGCTAATTCCATTTGATTCATGTGCTTCCACACCAACTACTTTGCCTGATTGTGCTTTTGCTTTTAACGAATTATTTCCATAGTTTTGGACATCGATGAATTTATTATGCATATTAATAACCAATGATTCTAACATCATGTAAGTTTTAATCTGTGATTTATATTTCTTGGAATCTTGTGAACTCAACGATTTTAATTTTTTAGATGTTGCATATTGCGGTTCTTGTATAGATACGGTTTGTTCGATTCGTTTATCTAGAGATTTAAAATCAATTTTTAAATTGTATTTTTTAGCAAGTTTCATTACTTGGTCCTGTCGTACTTTACATGCAGTTTCGACATTTTCTTTTCCCCATACATCATTATGAGCATTTTTTGTTATTTCGGTTAGTTCCTCTGCAACATCAGGATGTTTAAATTCACTTAAAATTATCTTTCCGTATGCAGCCGATGAGCCACCAATTCCTAATTTTACCGATGTTAAATCTAATGAAGAAAACATACCCTGAGCGGCTGTTGCTAATTCGTTGGAATTTTTTATTGCGTTTAAATCTGATATTGGTTTAATTGTAATAACATCGGCAACAGGAAAATCCGATGAATATGGATAATACACTTGATACCCGTGATTTAATTTAATAAGTCCTGTTACCATTTCTGCTAAAGAGGAAGCCGCTGGTCGGGCGGAAGATGAATTTAACAAATCGGTAAATACTCCGTCGAGTAGTTCTTTTTCAAATTGTTCAGGTGATAATTTTTCCGCAGATTTTGCAAGTGATTTTATCTTTTCACCTAGTTTTGAATCATATGAACCAACTGAGTCGTATATTGTATTAAGAATTGAACGCTTGGTAAGTAATTTTCCTTCAGGAGTAGTTTGGTCTATAATTTTGCCTTTATCATCACGCAACGCAATAAATTTTTCAGTCTTAAATAATTTACCTAATGTTTCAATTGATTTATTGTATTTTGTAATTGATTTTTCTACCAACACGACTTGTCCGGCGGCCTCCACAGGTGTCATTCCTTTTTTTACAAATGTTTCTACTATATCATCTTTAGTTTCTGTAAGAGTAGATTTTGTTTTGGTATTAAGTTTAGGGAGAGTTTTAAATTCTGTTTTTCCTATTGAAAATCCTTGTGCTCCACCGGTAATGTCTTTTGTAGCAATAGTGGTATCAGGTGCTACATTCAATTTTTTTGAAGTCCTGTCGATAATATTTTTAATAATACCTTCTTGTTTGGTTATTATTTTTTCACCAATTTTTCTACCATATACAGGAAGTTCGATATTATTCTTTTCTGCGAATTTTAATATTGCATTTGCGGCAGTTTTTTGATCGGGCAACATATTCTTACTGGGCATTAACATTATCTTCATCGCCCGGCCAATAGTATTGCCTTTAGGACCGAATAGTTTATGATAATTTAATAACAACGCGGGTTTTTTAACTGCTTTTCCATTATATGAAATCCATCCGTCTGAAATAAGTCCTTTTATTAATTCTACCCGCTGATTATGATTTGTTTTTTTCGAAAGTATAGAATTAACTTTAGACACTATATCATTGATAACTTTCTTTTGGTCTGGAGTAACATTACTTAAAACATAGTTGATATTATTTTTCTCTTTTGCACCAAAATCAATAACCGAATCATTAGAATCAGAAGCCTTTTCTTTTTTCTCTTTTGCTTCCTTTTCCGGACCTACTAAAAATCCTGGGTCTTTGAATTGTTTTTCTGGTTCTTTCTTTTCCGGTTCTTTTCCGGTACTTTTTTTAGTGTCTTTAATTGGTACCAACTTTCCACTAACCGCGGTATGGGTTGCATGTTTACTACCTTTTGGTCCGTACCCACGTCCTATACCGATTAATTTTAATTGCTTGGCTTGTTTTCTTATTGAATCTAGTTCTGATTTAGTTGATTTCTTTCCAAGTGCTTTGGCTACTTTTGGTTTCTCTGAGAGTAATTCGACATATTCAAGTATTTCATTGGCAGTGGCACCATGTTCAAAAAGTACTTCTTTAAGAACAGAAATATCAAGTGGGTTTGTTTTAGTAGGATATCCACTTTTACAGCGGTACGCCCAATCTTCGAGTAGTAAATCTATATTAATATTCATCTATAATAAATATATGAAATCTGTAAAAACTCTATTTCAAATTTGACTTTAATTCTTTCAAATCTGCAACGTACATTTCTTTCGGTTCACGTTTTAACAATTCTTTATGTTCGTTTTGCTTGGATTTGTGGTCTTCCACTAACTTATCGGCTAATTCTTTAGTCAATGCATAAATAGGCATTTTTAATAAGTAGTCATATGAATCATCTACTTTATCAAACTTAAAATCAATAAGGTCTTTAACAATACTTTCTTTTTTACGATTATTAATGACCATTTCTTTATTAATAATCATTTTAATAAAGCGAGTGCGATTAGATAATATAAGTAATTCGTGCTCAAGTTTATTAAGTAAAAATGCTTTTCTTTTTGCATAAAACCTAAGGCGAAAGTCAACAAAATACTTTACAATGTCTTCTGCACAATCGAATATTTTTAACTTTCCATGCTCATCAAGTGTGGTAAAATTCTCCGTTTCTGATTCTTCTAGCCGTAATTTTTTCATTAAGCGCTCGTGCTTAAGGGTGGAAAGCCGCTCACGTTTTAATTTTATTTCGTAATCAATATTGTCTTTACAATTATCGGTATATGAAACAATGAATTTATTGTCACACATATTATCAAGTAATTGTTCATATCGTTCATAAGTAACGGCCGGCGGTAACTCCATTATTTTTACCGTAGTGGTATTTTCAATATGATACTTACCTTTAATTATCCAGCGTTTCGGTATTAATGGGTCGGTGGTAAATTCACCGGTAAACCCATTTATAAATGGTATTAAATCTTTTACTTTTTTACCACTTAAAACATTAAGACATGCCTCTATAATATCCAATGGATTTCTATTTAATATGTTAGATGCAAACCCAACAGCAATGCCCGAAGAACCGTTTACAAGTACCATTGGTATAATGGGTAAGAAGTATTTTGGTTCGATGGTCTCTCCTTCCTCTATTTTATGCTCGAGCAAATTGTTGTCTTTATAGACTAACGAAAAGTTTTTATTTAATTTTGTTCCAATGTACCTCGACGCCCCAGGTTGTGGTGAACGCAGTGAACCGAATTGACCAAGTTCTTCAAACAACGACAAATTATTTTTAAACTTTTGTGCAAGTGTTATTATAGCACCTTCAAGAGAAACTGGTCCGTGATGGTAAAAAGTTTCATGTGCAATTTTACCGGCAAGTTGAAATACTTTTAATGGTTTTTCCGCCCCGTTCTTCCATGTATTAATCGAACAATGAACTATTTTTCGTGCCGTTGGTTTGAACCCGTCTATTACAGATGGTATTGCACGATTTTCAATTGTATAAAGTGAATAATCTTTATAATCTTTGTTTAAAAATTCTTTGATAGTTTTTGCCATATTGTTATTTTAGCATTTCAGTTTTTCGTAAATCTGAGTCCTTACCGAACCAAATGTCCAAATACTTTTTTGATTCGGAATCATGATTAATTGGTAGTAATCTTGGATTTTGAATAATTTCTTTATATTCATCATCTAATAGTGCGGCAAGTCCTTTTTTATATGAGTGGTCATAATCCTTTTCATTTATAGTAGGTAACCATTTGTCATATTCTTCTTGAGAATAAAACGATATTTTTTTCTTTGTTTTGTGATGTTGCACAACGACTATCGGTGTTTCCAAACGATATATTAACCCTCGTTCAAATAACGCCGGCCAAAATCTATAGAAAAAATTTATTAGTAATGCCGCAATAGAAGCCCCGTCAACATCGGCATCCACCGAAATTATTATTTTTCCATAACGCAAATCTACAGGATCTGCTTTACTTCCAAGTCGCAACCCAATTGATGCCATTAAATTAACCGCCTCATCATTACCTACAAGTTTTTTATTTGTTAATTCAAGTGCATTAATAAATTTTCCCCTTAATGAAAATGCCCCCTGTACATCTGGGTTGCGGTATTTTCTAAATGCAGACATTGCCGAATCTCCCTCAAATACCATAAGTGAACAATTATTTCGTGATGTACTTTTTGCATCAACAAGTTTTTCAACTTTCATTCGCGCCATACCATGATTAAGTTGGCGCGCAATTTTATTGTCCTGTGCTAATTTTTTTTGATTTATCCAATCAAGTATAGAATTAACTATTTCTGAATGAAGAATTTGTTTGATAAGTTTTTCACCTACTAAATGTGATGTACCAAAATCTTTGGGTTCTGTGATGAGTTCTTCTTTGGTTTGTGCGGAGAAAGCAGGATTAATTACATTGGTATTTAAAAACAAAAATATATGATTTTTTAATTCAGAAGTACGAACATCAGTTTTATGTTTTTTGCTGAAATAATCTTTAAGTTTATCAGTGATTTGATTCATGATATACTCAACATGGGTACCACCAACTGATGTTTCGGCTGAGTTTGCAAACGATACTTGTTGAAAGCCATTATCCGACAATGCAACTCCAATTGACCATTCCGGAGCAGTTTCGTAAAAGAATTCTTCGGCATAGTGTTTAATATAATCTTTAAATGACTTAATTTTAATAAGTTTACCGTTAAAAAATATTCGAAGCGAAGGGTTACAACCTGCAATATCCAATACCCGTTTATGTATTAATTTGGTATGTATTTCGTCAAGTGCCATCATACCAAACTTTAAATAGTCAGGTGTAAATGTAATTTCTGTAAAATATCGTGCATGTGGAATTACCTTTACTTTCGAACGCTTATGCATGTTATCAGAAAAGGTTTGGGTAAATTTGTTTTTACCGTCGGCTGTAACCACTTTAAAAGTAGAGGAAAATATGTTTGTAATGGTCGAACCCACTCCATTTAATCCTGCACCTGTACGCTTGTCGGTGTCGTCATTAAAATTCGAACCAGCTTTTAAGTTTGAAAAAATCATTTCTGGTATCCACTCTTTATGTTCTTTGTGTATCACAACGGGTATTCCGCCATTGTCCCATACCGAAATAGTATTGTCGGTTATATCTATTTTAATTGTGTCAAGACGTGAATTTTGCCGTTTATGTTCGTCAACTGAATTCATAATAATTTCATCGAACAATTTAAGAAATGCCGGAATATAAGTAATTTCTTGCAGTTCAAATTTATTGTTATTATTCAGAAGATATTTTGATTCGGTGTGAGGTTTAATCGAACCAACATACATTCCTGGGCGTAATAGTACGTGCTCTATGTCGGTTAATTTCCTATATGTTTCTTCGGCTGAGGTCATACGCTTAATCGTTTGGTTGTTTTCATGTTATGGTAATTTGAGCCAATTTCTATTTTAATTGGATATTTACCATCTTGTTCAAGAATTTTTTTGGTTTCAATAATTAATTGCTTGCCATCTTCAATGCAGTAGTCAAATAAAATTGAATCGTAGCAGTAAAGGATTAATTTTGATTTGGCTTTTACTTTGTTAAAGTATTTAATCAATTCGTATAATACCGTCATGTTCCGTTCAGTTTCGAAATTTTGAAGAAGGTAATTAAATATTTTATTGCGATTAATATCGGTGAAAAACTCTTTATGTAATTCACGATTAAACACCTTTGTATTAATATAAGTATTTTTTTTGAATTCTCCAAATAGTTTATCGATATATTTTTTAACTTCTTGGAAATACTTTATATTTTGGTATTCAGGTAATACTCCGCCGTATAATTGTTGAAATGACACTTGTTTTGATACGGCATATTCTTCGGGTGTTAATTCATCCTTTTGAAAATATTGTTTTCCAAGATATTCATGGACGCTAATCTTTTTTGGAAAATCATATCCAATTAGTTCGGCGATTAATCTTAAGTGATAGGCATCATAATCACACTGAATTAGGAAGCCTTTATTTTCGAAGCGCGAGGTAAATACGGAACGGGTACCATCCTCTTTATTTAGTGCTGCATAATTAATTCCAAGATGGTGATTACTTGGCCGGCCTGTTGTGGTGTAGATATTATACTCGGAAAATGTTAAATTATTTTGTATGTCATTTTGCCCGAATTTCTCCACGAATTTATTATAATCGACAAACAAACCATTTTTTTCTATATTAAATAATACACCAATTAATAAATCATTGTAATAGTCATATGATTTTGGTGGTGTCCATTTTATTGAAAAAAATTTGTCGCGCAATTTACAACATCGTTCATAATGTTTTGTTATGGGTATTACGTCATTGAGATTTTTAAATTTGTATAGTCGACGAGAAAGAAAATCATGAGATGTAGTCGATTCCAAGTCAATTATTTGGTTAGATGAAAAATACTGCATTAAATCTATATCATTCATTTTTGAATTATGAAAATGATATAGAAACTTTTTCTTTTCGTAAACAAATAATCCTGAGTTTGGATTAAGAATTTCGTTGAGTGATTTGTCACATGCGATTATGTCGTTGTGATGAAATGAAATAATATACTCGGTTTTATCAAATAAACAAACATATAAAAACGATATTCGGTTTTTTGATGAATGGGTGTATTGATCAGAATAAATTGGTATTACCAATGACGGTTGGTTGGTAATGTTTTTTTTAAAATTTGAGTATTCGGTTGCAGATTCGACTATAATCATTTAATAAATATAATGAATTTTTTTGAATAATCCAACTCATTAAGTACGCCGGAGCATCTATCATAACTTCATTATATTAAATAATTTACTTGTATTGACAGCCGAACCTTGCAGAAGTCCAGTGATATCTGTAGTCGTTCCAGAACTTTCGTTAATAAAAGTTCCTATTCCCACAATTGCAATTTTTCCTGATGTACAAGTTTCATCAATCCAAACTGCTCCGGCATTTAATCTTATGATTATATCAGTTTGACTGTCAGTAATATTAGAAAATTTAATTTTTCCGGAATAATTTGAAAATACCATGTTTACAGGAGAATTATTATAATTTATCTCATACCAATTATAAGATGACATACAATTATTTAATGATACTGTATGATTTGCCAACCATTCCGCATTTTTTAATGTTTGTGGTCCAATAAGAATACAATTATTATATTGACAATGGGTATTTGACATTTCGTCTATTATACAATCAGTAAAAATACATTCCCCATTTTGCACACCTGTTATTTTTGCTTTATAGAAAAATGTATTTGAAGTTGTACATCCGTCGGTTAGAGTGATAGTTGTTTTAGGAACATTTATACTACCATCTTCTCCATGAATTTCATAATCTGAAATATTGGACCCTGATCCGATAGTAATATTACCAATAATATGTAACTGATTAAATCCTCTTTCTGTGGCTATTGATTTAGCAACCGTTAGAGTGTTGACAGGATATTGTCTTGTCCCTCGATTTATATCGTTTCCATTAATAGAGTCAATTGATACTCCACCATCAAAAGAAGCATATTCTATTTCCGGTAATTGTTGTACTGTTGAGTCGACAAGATTTGAAACCGAATTTATTATAGTGACATTATAAGAACCTAGAGTTGAAACATACGGACTTGACCCATCATCACAATATAAATTACCATCTAATGTAAAAAAATGAGTTGCTTCATAAGGACGTATTTTCCACCCATTAAGTAAAAAATAAGTAATTCCAAGTTTTTTAGAACCCGGCAATGGATCTCCACCTACTACCCTCAGTGCAGGTAAAAACTTTGAATTATCACTTGTTAGAAACCAATCCACCCATCTCGAATACAAATCTTGAATATTAAAATCAATCACCCCATCAACAGGCGAGTCAGTTGGGGTGATTATTTTATTTATTCCATTAAAAGTATAATTCATAAATTATGCTAAATATGCTCTATCCTGCTCCGCCGTTGCTACAAATGTAACCCCCTTACTTTGAGTGATTGTACCTGTTACCACTACCGGTTTTGCATTACTTGCATTGCCAGCGACAAGAGTTACATCGGCAGGTGTTCCGCCGGTTCTGCCACCTTGCGTATTCCCTGTGTAATCAAAGGTAAAATCTATTGATGCCCCTGTAATAGTTCCTTGGATAGGATTACCAGAAGCATTATTTACAATAATAGCTCCTGTATAACCATAGTCGCTCGAACCCGATAAGTCAGTAAAATACATTACATAATATCCTGTACCACCACTTGTAAGATATGAATTAAAATTCATAGTACCTGCTGATGCGTATGGATATTCTCTTGACACTACTGAGTTATCATAAAATACAATACTATTTATTTCTGCTGCCTTTACTCCTTCCACAATTACTCCAGATCCCCCGCCATTTGGATTAGTCGGTGCATAAAATCCACATTTGAGAGAAGAACCAACAAAGTTTAACAACAAAGATGCCGTTTTTCCATTTACAGTTCCTCCTGTTGAGTCAATGTCTGAGTTTTGTCTTAGAAGATACTGAATCTTTGTATAGATATTTTGAAGCGAAGCATTAGGATGCAATGCTCTTTTTGATGTAAATGATAAACCTGTTGCATCTGTTGGAGAACCTGTTACAGTAATAGTAGTAGCATCATTATCTGTAATTGCAAAGGATAATCCTTCATCTGCTCCTTCGTGAATTGTAAGTGTTCCGCCAATATAAGCATCTACTTCCATTCCACCGGCTGCACTTGTAAAAATGCTGGCGGACATTGCTCCGTCAATACCCGAGTGAGTACCTGCATCAATTACGATACCAAAACTTCTTGGTGTATCATCTGTATCAATATCTTTTTGATATGCTCCGTCAAAATACTTGACATTAATTAAATCATAAATAGATTTTACTGTTCCATCTGATGTCCATGCACCTGGGTCTCCTACCATGGCAATTTCAAATTCATCGGTGTCAATTAAATCTATAAATCCTTCGACATTATATCCAGCTGGAGAAGTTCCTGTAATTTTCACAAAATCTCCATCACTAAAACCATGAGATTCTGATGTTTTGTAGTGAGCAACACCTCCGGCCCACGAAGTTCCTGTTATAAGTGTTTTTGCAGCAGTAACATAAGCGTCATTATGTGCCACATCAAGATCTGTTTCATTTGACAAAAGCACGTTTACGGTATAAGCTCCGGTAGCTGTTTGTCCTGTATCCGCTAAAATAGAGTCTTTATATTTATACCCAGATTCACGGATAAATCCTTTATAGAAAGTCCGACTATCAAAATCTCCGTTAGATGCATCTCCAAATACTTGAATACCTTCGTTGGCTTCGTCGGTAAAGGTAAAGTCTGCAGCCGATCCTGTTGATGTGATTTGGTAGTATAATTGTGCATCAGCACTACAAGCACCAAGTGATACAATACCTACATACTGACGATTAAGAACTCCTCCAGATGAATATTCTGACCATCCACCATCACGCATCATTTGTCTTGTTGCGTCATTGGCTGGTTTCCACCCCGAATAAGTACCTCCATCAAATCCAAAGATAAACTGACCGGATTTTGCGTCAATACAATACATTGGAAATTGGAATTTATTATAAGCGCTATTTGTCCATGTGTCTACAAAGAATGAATAAAGTGCCTGTAATGTTACTCCGTCTTTAGCGACAAGGTCTCCTGCCACGTTAAGAGTAAATGTTTTTGCAGCGGTATCGAGAGTTATTTCTGTGTCTATCGCAATTAAATCTGGGTCTGTAATTTTAGCCATGATGTTTAGTATTTATTAAATTGTTGTTATTAATTTACAAATATAATTAGAATTTATTAGGGTGTACAGGTTATCTTCTATAATCTCATGAATAACCTTTACACTTTCTCCGGTGGGTAAGGTTAATATTTTACCAACTTCGTTATATTCAACACACTTTCCTAGGTATTGGTTATCCGTTGTTTCGATTATTTTTAAAATCATTCTGTATATAATTATAGTAAATAATGTTTTTACTGACGTTTATTCTAAATAATTTCTATCTAATATTTGATTTATTGGTAATGATGCGTTAGAAGCAGCCAATGTATAACTCCTAATATAAAATGGTACATATCCAATCTTAAATATGCCTATATCTACACTTGTACCGGAATCTGTATAACCATGCCCGTAAGTAGTTCCTGAATTTTCATTTACATTAACTCTTTCTGTACTTGTTCCTGCTGCCAGAATAACTATATCTGAACCGTTTACAAGTCCTGTTAAAGTTAAGGTATAACCACTGCTAATTGTAACCGCGGCACCAGACGTTCTGTACGAGGGCGTTGAGCCACCAGAAATTGTTATGGTCATTGAACCAGTTACTATATTTACATATAGAGCTTCATTTCCTGTTGTGGTTCCTCCTTCCTGATATGCCTGGTATCCGGTAAAAGTGTTTCCAGTTAATGTCATGTTAGCAGCTGAGCCGCTTATTTCCATTCCATACCCAGTTCCATCACTAATAAAAGTTGAATTTGAAATAAGAGATGCTTCAGTTGTCGATGCCGCTAAAACTGCTTTTGAAGCTCTATTGTTATCGAACGTGCATACTGTAAACGTAGCTCCGCCGGTTGTTATAACGTCTGTTCTTCTGAAAATCGTAGTTAAAATAGTACTTTGAGCGAGGAAACCAAAAGTACCCATATCTGTAAAAGTACAGCCGGTTATATTTATATCTGCGTCGTCTGTGGTGCTCCAATTTCCTCTTGAAATAGTTCCTAGCGTAACAATAGAAACCCCTGTTAAATCAATACGTGAAGATACATTTCTAACCTCATAAGCATTAAATGCAGATGGGACTTTTTTCGTGTTAGCGATAGTTAGAACCCTATTTGAATCTCTAAAATCGCAGACTGCATTTATATAG